GGTTTTTATGATAGAGCAGTAATAGCAGCATTAGTAAAAGCTATTCAAGAGCAACAATCATTAATCACATCATTAAATGAAAGATTAAACAAAGCAGGGTTGTAGAAAATACTTATATTTGTAAAAAATAACTACTATGATTACTTTAAATGACGAAAGTCTAAAAGCTTTAGAAAGCTATCTATTGGAAGTTCCTTTTAAATATGCGAACCCAATCCTACAATTATTAGGAAAATTAAACCAGGAGCAGAACCCACAAGCTCCTGAGGCAGAAGTTGTGGAAGGATAATGAAGTTCCTTAAAGACAACATCTTGTTTATAGCCGTAATACTCCTTGTGTTATGGCTATATTTTTTACTAAAACCTACCTACTTACCTAGAATCGCTAAGCAATTTGATACTTCTCAGTACAAAAAGATAGTAGAAATACACGATACTACGTACAAAACATTGTACGTTAATACGTACAAGAAGGGGAATGATATACCATTCTATATCATTGATTCAGTAATAGTTCCTATACACGATACCTTATACGTATTAAACGACTATTATAAGGTCAAAGCCTATTCTGACACTATTAAAAAAGATTCTAATATCTTTGTAGTGAATGATACTATCAGCCAAAATAGGATCATTGCAAGAGGTTTCAAAGCCAATTTAACCGAAAAAACCATAATTACGAGAGAATACTACGCTAGTAAACCGACTAATACCCTTTATTGGGGCATTAGAGGCTCATACAGCCCACTTAATGGCTTGGAAGTACTAAGTCCTTCCTTGATGCTAGGTGTCAAAAATAAGGCTCTAATAGGCCTTAGCGTAGATATTAACAAAAATTATAATATTGGGTACTCTGGTAGTATCTACTTCAAGATAGGCAAAAAATGAACTACGGAGAAACATTTATGAGTAAGTTAAAAGAGCAATCTTTTACTATTTTAATTTTAGTTGGCATAATGTACTATCAAAATACACTTTTTACTAGTCAAATGAACGAGTATAAACAAATGATTAAGTCAAAAGAAGAGTTAATACTTAAATTAACAGAAGAAGAAAGACAAAGATTAATAGATAGAGAAAAGTATCTAATAAGTCAAAGAGATGAATTTATTAAAGAATTAAAAGAAAGTAAACGATGAAACAATTTTTTACAGAAGATAATGGTAGATTAAGTATGAAAAGGTTATGTGGATTAATATGTGTTATTTCACTTTGTGTAACAATGTACCATAATAGTTTTAGTCCATTAGATAAAGCACCTAGTGAGGGATTAGTTTGGGCAGTTGCAAGTCTAGCATTTGGTTGTTTAGGTTTAACTACAGCAGAGAAAATATTTCAAAAAAAATCTAATGCATAATATTTACAATTCTACTGAATTAACTTCAGTTGGTATGGCTTCTACAGCTATATCTTGGCTATCCTTTATGGATGTTTTAAAGGTTGGTTCTTTTACTCAATTAGCAGTTAACATTTTATCCATAATATGGTTGTCATTACAAATATATAACTTCGTTAAAACGAAAGTTATAAAACGTAAAAAATGAAATTAACAGCCCATTTTGATTTATCAGAGTTCACTAGAAGTGAATCAGCTAAAAGAGAAGGTTTAGATAATACACCTACAGCAGAACATTTAGAAAACCTAAAGACACTTTGCGAAAAGGTGCTTGAGCCGATAAGATTACGTTTCGGCTCAATTAATATCTCTAGTGGATACAGGGGTAAAATGCTTAACCATTTCATTGGAGGTTCGGTTAATTCAGATCATTGTGTGGGCCGTGCGGCTGACATAGATATGGATGATAGTGGAACAGGAGTTACTAATACAGAGATATTCAATTATATAAAAGATAATCTTGACTACGACCAGCTAATTTGGGAGTTTGGAACTAAAGAGAAACCTGATTGGGTGCACGTAGGCTATAGAGGTAAAGACAATAGAAAGCAAACCTTGAGAGCAACCAAGGTAAATGGCAAGAGCCATTACTCACCTTACTAACCAAAACCAACCAATATGGCTAAAACCAAAAATGTGGGTATCATAGGTGATACGCACTTCCCCTTCTGCCATCCTAAATACCTAGACTTTTGTTATGAGGTATTCAACAAGTTCCAATGTTCTGAAATCGTTCACATCGGTGATGAAGTAGATAACCACGCTATCTCATTTCACGAAACTAACCCTAATGGGGAGTCAGCTTCTAAGGAGGCTATTATGGCTATGCAACAGCTAAACATTTGGTACAAGCGTTTCCCTAATGTAAAAGTATGTATCGGTAACCACTCAGCCCTACATAAAAGAAAGGCCATAGCGAACGGATTACCTGAACGATTTATCAAAACCTATGAAGATGCCTGGGAAGCTCCTAAGGGCTGGAAATGGGCCTTAGAATGGGAAATAGATGGTGTTTTATATACGCACGGCACAGGTTCATCAGGACAAGCTGGTGCAATTAATAGAGCAAGAGATGCTCGTCAATCAACAGTCATTGGTCACATCCACTCCTTCGGTGGTGTGCTTTATAGTAGCTCAGATAAGGATATGATATTTGGTATGAATGTCGGTTGTGGTATAGATATTAACGCTTACGCAATGGAATATTCACGACCTTTCCCCAAACGACCAACATTAGGATGTGGGGTTGTTTTAGATAACGGAAGAATTGCTATATTCGTGCCTATGCCATTAGGTAGCAAAATAATAAGGCTACCTAGGAAGTAGACAATTAACAAACTCACTTTAGACAATTAACAAATAAGTGTGTATCATATTGATAATCAATAAGGTATGCACTTTTTATTTCTGTAATAATTAAAACGTAAATTTGTATGGGCGAACAACATCCTGATGAAGTAATTAAGGCTCTAAAATTAGAGCAGAAATTATTAGAAGATAGACTGAAAGATGTAGCAATGAAACTAAGATTAATCATCATTAAAGAGAGTGCAAGAGATGTTACTGCAAATCGAACAGCTTACGGAAGACGATAGCTATGATCTAGAGGAATGTACAGAGCAAAGTAATGCTTGGATTAACATTTATTTAGTTGAATCAGTAACAGAAGATGATGAAGACAAAGACAGATGCTATGTCTATATGCAATCCCAAGACTTCTTCTATATTAATGAGAGCTCAGACTCTTTTATCAAGAGATATCAAGAGGCCTTATTCGGAACCGTTATAACAAGGTTCTACGATAAAACAAATAGGAATACATAAGAAGCTCTCTCATAGTTGGTGGTTTTTGGTTTCACCCTCAGGTAAAAACTGGGGGTGTTTTATTACAAAAAAGCCCCATCGTAGAAACGACAGGGCTACCTTTATTTCAAAAAAACACACAAACTACTTTTTCTTAAACTCTTGCATTGCGTAAGTTAACATACCAACCAAGGTTAATACATATAAGCTTCTAGTAATCCAATGCCATTGTAGTGGATTAAACTCATTTACTATAAAAGCAAATGGTAAATAAACACCTGCAAACAAAACTAATAAATTAATTATAATTTCCTTGATATTTGTTTTCATAAGAATAAGTTAAAATGGCAAGTCCTTTTTTGGCTTACCGTCAGCTACCCATGTGTCTAGCTCGATATAGAAACCTGCTTCACCTGGTTTAGCATCCTTTTTGTTTTTAATAAGAATGTTAGCCCAACCATTATTAGTTGCTGCAAAGTCATTCATTTTCTTTAAATCATCAGGGCCGAAAGATACTTTCTTAAACTCCCCAAATGCTGTCTTCATTGTGAAAGACCTTCCTAGGAAAATCTTCTCTTTAGTTACTGCCATTGTTTTTTGTTTTATTTATTAAATACTATTGCTCTTTGATTCAGGCTTTGTAGCTGCTAAGATTTCTTTTAGCTTAGGCCTATGTTTCATATCTATTGCAAAGTCAATTAAGACTTGTTGTAAAAAGTCAAAAGTTTCCTGTGAGAAAACATCTTTGTTTTTCTTTACTGTTTTAGGGGCTTTTAATTCCTTGTTTTCTAATTCTAATTCTTCCATTTTGTTTTGTTTTAACGGCCTTGACCTCGGTAAACCTTCGGCTTTGGGCTATGTTTATTAAATGATTTCTTTGCTGAACCTCGTTTTCTACTTCCGAAGCTCACCTTTCTCGAATCTCCAGTCTTCGTTTTCGCCATCTTTATAGATTTTTACTTGTATTGTTTCGTCTCTAACCTGTTGGCATAGCATCGCAGTTCCTCCTGCCATTGATAACTCTTCTAAAAATACCATCTGATCTGCTGACATTCTATCACCGATAGCTTTAATCTCGCAACAAACAAAGTGACCATACTTCTTACTATAACCAATGATGTCAGGAACTCCTTTTCTACCTATGAAGGCTCTACCTCTAACTGCTAGGTTATTGTTCCTCCATACTTCGTTACCATTATCCTTAAGATACTCTAACATCATCTTTGTTAATTCACTTGCTGATTGGTATGCCATTACCAAAATTACAATATATTATTAATATACATTAATACCAGCGTATAAGTTCATCAGTTGGCATCTTGACATATTTTATTTTATCCTTTACTTTTATCTCGCCTATTCTCCAATATCTTCTAGCCTTTACTCGTAAAAACTCTGCTCGTATAAATACTATTCTATCTCTTAGGTCTAAGTTAAAAGCAAAGAACTCTACTCTTTCATCTGATATGCCACTAGGCTGACCATCGTTCTCATACTCTAGCAAAAAATAACCCTTCTTTAAAGCTTCGGTTTGATGTATAACTAAAACCTTAGTACTCTTAGCAAATATTCTTATAGCCTGGTAAGTACCATCTACAGCCTTAGCAGCTTCTATCTCAAACTTTCTTCTATTTCTATAGCCCTTGGACATAATCTTGAAAGGTCATTGTTTCAGGTAAAAATCTCAATGCTAGGTTTTTTGTGGCTCCGTGTCTATTCTTCTCCACCTTACAAACTACTAAATCACTAGGAGAATATTCTCTGCCACCAATCTCTACTGACTCAGTTTGCTCGTAGTAGCCTGGTCGCATTAGCATTATCACAGCATCAGCATCTTGTTCTATAGATCCTGATTCTCTAAGGTCAGATAGCTGAGGCATCTTATCCCCTCGTTCTTCTACTCTGCGTGATAATTGGGATAGGGCGATAATAGGTACTTCCAACTCTTTGGCAAGTGCTTTTAGGCTCCTACTAATGTAAGATACCTCTTGCTCTCGGTTTTGGTTTGACTTGCCAGTACCACTCATAAGTTGAAGGTAATCGATAAAGATAATCTTTATGCCATACTTCTGTTTAAGAATAGTTGCTTTGGCTCGTAGCTGGGTTACACTAATACCGCCCATATCCTCTATGTAGATGGGGGAAGTAAGTATCTTGTCGTCAGTTCGCAATAAGTGAACTTTTTCGTTATCGGTCAGTAAATTCATTCTAAGACGTTTTAAGGGCAGTTCAGAGCTGATTGACTCTAACCTTTCAACTAACTGATTAGAGCTCATTTCAAGGCTAAAAATGGCCGTAGCGATGCCTCCTTGGATTGCTATGTGGTAGATACTAGAAAGCATAAAGGCAGTCTTACCCATTCCTGGTCTAGCAGCTATGATAACAAAGTCAGGATCTACCCAACCACAAAGGGTGTTATTAAGCTCCATAAAGCCTGTGTTTATACCTAATAACTGACCACTAACAGCAGCATCACGACCTTCAATTAGCTGCATAATGATTTGGTCTATAGTCTTTTCGTATATATTACCAAACTCTTGCAATCCCATAAGTTGTTTACTAAAGGTAGCTAGAGTATCATCAGTAGATTCAGCACCATCAAAGGCCGATACCTCCATTAGTCGGCCCAAGGTTGCTAACTTTCTACGCTTGTATAATTCTATTACTACCTCTATGTGGGTGTTTAGGTGAGCAGTAGATACGACACTATTCGTAATCTTTGATAGATATAAGGCACCTACTTCTTCTGAATGTTTATTATCTATAAGTCGTTGGAACACAGTACTTAAGTCTATTTGTATGTTCTTATCATACATCTGCTTGATAGTTCTAAATATTAATTGGTGTCTTAAATCGTAGAAGATTTCTTCGTTTAAGTAGTTGACTACTAAAGGCAAAGCTCTTTTATCTAGTAGAATAGAGCCTAAGATATTCTCTTCTAGCTCAAGGTTTTTAGGTAGGTTTATAACATCCATTATTTTATAAGTTTTATGTATATATCCTTATATGGATATAATGCTACGATTTCATCGTTTATTAATAGTACAATACTTCTACCTTGAAAGGCAATCTTATCTGCCATTATATGTTCCTGTATTGTTAAATCGTTATTAAAAACTAAATATTTATTCATTATTTAAGCTTTATTTTAGTTGTTGTGTTAGGTTCAAAGTTTTTACTATTCTTAATCCAGGTTCCTACTCTTCTAGCTATGTCGAAGAATTTTTGGTCTTGGTATCTCATCTTGCCTTTAGCATCAGGTTCAGTCCAATAGTCTAAAAAAGATTGGTATTGGTTACCAAGTTTATCCTTCTGAGTTTCTAGTCTATTAAGAAAAGCTTCCTTTTCGTTATATAGTTTATTATTTATTATAGATGTATTATTAATCAATGTATTATTATCCTTCGCCTTTTCCGAATACCCCCCTTCGGTATTCCGAATACCTCCTTCGACTTTCCGAATAGGTATTGTTGGTGTTAAAATTCTCTGTTTTACTTGCTTTCCTTCGTAAACAAGAAAGGTAGTTACATATCCCTTCTCTACTAACTGAGATATTATTTCACTAACCCTTGAGTTGCTTAACTGAAAAAATACACCAAAATAACTATTACTAGCAAAACAACCTTTCTCTGCATCTAAAGAATCAATCTCTACTAAGAAAAGTTTTTCCATCCAAGAAAGTTTCTCATCTAACCAAACCTCTTTAGGAATCCATACACCTTTAAAATCTCTGTTCATAAATAAAAAAAGCCCCATCAAATTCCCCCCAGTCGGATTGGGGGTTCATATCAAGGGCAATAAATTCTTAATGAGTATCCGACACTCATGACAAATATACTAAACTTCCTTAGATATCCTAAAAACTACTCTCCTGTTATCCACTATAAAAC